TCAAAGCGCCAGAAATGTATCGTCGACGAAGTGAAACCGGATGCTCTCCGGGGCCTTGCCCGGTTTGAAATGGAGCCGCAGCGCATCGCGGATGTTCGCTTCCAGTTCGTCGAGGGTTTCGCCCTGGGTGACGATGGATTCCTGCAGGCTGATGGCCTGGAACCCCCCCGGCGCGTGTTTTACTAAAAAGAGTACCTCTCGCATCACCGGTTCCTCTGGTAACAGCAGCTGTCGCGTGCTGTCACCAAGCTAGAGCTATGGTACTAGAAAGATTGAAGGTCGAATTGTGGAACTTGTGGAAATCTTGGGCGAAAATTGGGGAAAAGGTAGGAAAGAGTTATTCAAGTAAATTTGCACCTGTTTTTAGCCTGGTCGAACATCCGCCGATTATTTGCGCGTGATTTGGGACTGGCTATTTAAACGCCTGCAGGCTCTGTTTGCACAGCTCCATGTTGTCGCTGTAGTCCTGTTGCCGCCGCTGATTCAGCTTCTGTCCAAGCGGATCGGGTCGCCGGGAGTACTGCTCCATGCTGGACCACATCGCCGCTGCAGAGTTGGCCGCAAACGAGCACGCCCCGGCCTGAGTGAACAGCGCCTCGCCCTTGGCAGCAAGCCGCTTGTATGCCTCATTCTGCTCGCGGATCGTCTCCGGTGTCCTGGTCGCCAGGATCTTCTTGCTCGCCTTCACCGTATTCTCCACATCCCGGACAAAAGCCGCCGCCTCTTTCTTGGTTGGAGCTGCTAAAACAGTTGAAGAACAAAGCATTATCGCGCATAAAACTAGAGCTGTCCTCATCCTCTCCTCCCGTACCAGACTACCCGACCGACGACGTGCAGCTGCTCCACCAGGTCTCCCCGGACCGTCTCCGGCTCGTAGGCCTGGTTATCCGACTTGATCACCACGGTCCCGTCTATTTTCCGCTGTATCCTCTTCACCAGAAGCGATCCCCAGTTCTGCAGCACATAGATGGCGTTCGCCTCGAACTGCTTATCCGAGGTGTCCACCATCACGATGTCGCCATCCGAGAGCGTCGGCTCCATCGAGTCGCCTTTAACGCTGATTAAAGCAAGGTTCTTAGCCGAGGCACCCAGAGCCGTCTTGATCCAATCTGGCTTGAACTGGATGTAGTCCACAATCTGCTCGTTGGCCACCAGGGCGCCGGCACCCGCGCTAGCATGCACGTCATAACGGGCAACCTTCACATACTCATCTGGCCCCAAGCCCTCCTTCTGGATCGCTACGCTTTTCAAAGAAACGCCTTCAGCCGACCGGTAGCCGGTCTTCTCCCGCAACTTGGCTCCTTCCCCAGTCAGCAACCAGGCCGGATCTATCTCAGGAAACGTCTCAAGCATCACTACCAGGAACTCCGCATCAGGAACGCGCTCCCCACGCTCATACTTACCCAGGGTGTTCTTATGGACTCCCAGTAGCTTCGCCGCCTCATCCTGGGACGTTTCCCCCCGCACAGATTTTAACCGCTCACCTATCGTCATAGCACTCATTCGTGTTTTCAACTTCCCCTCCAAACTTGAAAAACAAGTTGAAAACAAACCTCCAGTTTTCGAGATCACATCAATTCATTGAATTTACAGAGTTTTTTAAGTTAAACCCCAAATGGGTTCCGAGCCCTAACTCGAAAAACGCATTTGGGTGTTGACAGGCACTCGAACGAGGTTTATAAGGGTTGTCATGACAACCAAACGCGTGCCAAAAAAACCCGAGGAACGTCGGGTCTGGATCAAAGGTCAACTTGAACTTGTCGGAAGCTCTTTCGCCACCATAGCGCGGGAGCAAAAACCCGAGGTCAGCCGGCAAGCTGTGCGTAAGGCTCTTGATAAGCCCTCCAGGCGAATGGAGCTTGCCATTGCCGAGAAGATCGGGCTCCCGCCAGAGGACATCTGGCCGGAGCGATACCGGGCGTAATGTATCAATAATCGCGCTTGATTGCACCACTTTTAATGGACCCTTAGGGGGCACAGATGGACCACCCACAACACTATACAGCGAAAGAACTTGCAGGCCTTCCGGGCCTGCCGGGCACCGAACAGGCGGTCAATTATCGGGCGAGAAAAGAAGGCTGGCCTTCTGAAAAGCGCCCCGGTAAGGGTGGCGGCCGGGTCTACCCGCTTTCGTGCCTGCCGAAGACAACCCGCGATCACCTCCAGGGCGGCATGATCGAAGCGCATGTTGACGCAGTCTGCCAGCTCCCGGCCATCACGGCCCAGACCCTTCCCGTCGTGGCTGAAAAAACCGCGACACCAGCGGTCACCGAACTGAAGCGGTTCCAGCGCGAAGCCATGGATGCCCGCGTGTTTTTCATGCGGCTCATCGAGCGGGCTGTTGCCACCGGTTACGGCGTCAACGAGGCCATCCAGCGCGTCGCCGACGAGGCCAAGGCCGGTACGCTTCCGCCTGCAGCCCTGAAACAAGCCGAGCGTGCCAATGCCCGCAAAAGCGAGGGGCGCAGCCTGTCCTTCGGTGGCATGAAAAAGTGGTGGGGCGCCTGGGTCGAGTCCGGCAAGAACCCGGTCGCCCTGGCACCTAAAACAGTGGAGAAACTTCCCCAAAGAACTTTAGCCGACTGGGTCCGTGACTACAACGGGCGCGCCAATTTTGTGTGCCTCGCCCCTGGCATACCTGGCTGGCTTCCGTACTTCCTGGACGAATACCGCAGGCCGTCCAAGCCGAGCGCCGCCGAGGCCCTACGCAGCATGAAACGCCGCTCCCCCGCCGGGCTTGAGATCCCGTCTTACGACCAGATCGCCCGCCTGATGAAGAAGATCCCCGCCATCTACCTGGAGAAGGGCCGCATGACCGGTGCCGAGTACAAGAGCCTCATGGGCTATGCCGACCGCGACTCCTCCGAGTATCCGCCCATGACCATCGGACAGATCGACGGCCACAGCTTCAAGGCCTACGTCGCACACCCGACGACCGGCGCCCACTTCCACCCCGAAGTATGCGGCGTCATCTGCCTCACCACCAAGGTGCTGGTTGGCTGGTCAGCGGGCCTTGCGGAAAGCTGGCGCACCGTCGCAGACGCATTCCGCCATGCCTGCACCGTCAACGAGTCGAAGCCCTGGGGCGGCGTCCTCGCGATCCTGGAGCCGGACCGTGGCGCCGGCAACATGGCCAAGGTGAACAGCGACGAGTGCTTCGGGATCATCGGCCGCATCGGCACCACCTTCCTGCCGCCGGAGAAGGGCGGAAACCCCCAGGGCCATGGCGGCATCGAGCGTAGCAACCAGTCCATCTGGATCAGGGCCGCGAAGGACCTGCCGACCTACACCGGCAAGGACATGGACCGCATCGTCAGGAAGCGGGTCTACCTGAAGCTGGAGAAGGATCTGAAAAAGGCGACCACCGCCGGCCAACTCGGCCAGGTCGAGAAAACCTCCGAGCTGCTGCTCTCCTGGCGCGAGTTCCTCGCCTACCTGGAGGACTGGGTCATCCGCTACAACAATACCCCGCACAGCGCCCTGGCCAAGATCACCGCGCCCCCTCCGGGTGAGCCTGACGGCAAGCCGGTCCGCCGCCACATGACCCCGTTCGAGGCATGGGCTCAGGCGGTATCGGATGGCTGGAAACCGACAGTCTACGAGGGCGACATGCTGGAGCACCTCTTCATGCCTCACGAGCGGATCACCGTGAAGCGCGAGCGGTTCACCCTGCACGGCAACACCTACCACGCCTACGAACTCTGCCGCTGGCACGGCCAAGAGATGATCGCGGCCTACGACATCCACAACGCTGAAAACGTCTGGGTGCTCGACCTGGAAGAGCGCCCGATCTGTGTCGCCAAGTGGAACGGGAACAAGCGCCACGCGCAGCCGGTGTCCGTAGTCGAGAAGGCCATCATGGACCGCGAGAACAGGCGCGGCAGCAACCTGGAGCGCAAGCTGGAAATGGTAAGGGCCGAGGCACAGCGCGACACCATCGAGGTCGCGGCGACGCACCACGAGCTGCCCATCGAGCTGCTAGCCGGCGAGGAGATGCGACGCCAGAAGGTGGTGGACCTCGCCGAGTCCCGCAAGCTGCGCGACGTTTCCAACCCGCTCGACGTCTACTTCATGATCCTGGATCGGATCAAAGCCGGAGATGCCACCGCTTACCAGCTGCAGTGGAAAGAGGACTACGAGTACTGGGACAAGACCAAGAAGAAACTGGGGCTGTTCAAGGACGACGAATACTGCCTGAAGGACCCGGCAGACCAGGTAAAGACCGAGACCGAGCAATAAGAAAAGCCGCTCGGTGTTGCGATCACCGGGCGGCTTTAACTACCCCTTAATGGGGAATTCAATGAGGGAGGAAATATATCAGATGAAACACGTAACGGTAAAGACCAAAGACGTCCGCAGGTTCGACCAGGGTATCTACGATTTGCTCAACCGCTCCAAAGGCGTGGAGGGCCAAGGGGTAGTCTGGGGGCCTCCGGGAGTCGGTAAAACCACCGCCCTGACGCTGCTGGCCAACGACTACGACGCCGTGTACATCCGGGCGCTCGGCTGCTCCACGGTCACCTCCATCCTGGGCGACCTCTGCCGTTACCTGGGCGGGGAGCGCAAGTGCCGCCGCACCGACATGGTCGAGTACATCGTCACCAAGCTCACCAAGGGGACCTCCGGCGAGCCGACCCCCGAGCCCCGCCCGATCATCGTCGACGAGGCGGACTACTGCATCAAGCAGTTCGACATCATGGACAGCCTGCGCGACATCTACGACATCAGCGGTTGTCCGGTCATCCTGGTCGGCATGGAGGACATCGCCCGCCGGCTGCAGGAGAACGGCCGCTTCGCCCGGCGCCTGACCCAGTGGATCGAGTTCCGCGGGCTCGACCTGGACGATACCGCTCTGGTCGCCAGCGAGTGCTGCGAGGTGAAGATCGCCCCGGATCTCATCGAGTACCTGCACACCCAGACCGTGGGCAACGTGGGCCGCATCAAGATCGGCCTCGACAAGATCGAGAAGTTCGCCAAGGCCAACGGCCGCGACCACATCAGCGCATCGGAGTGGGGTGACCGCCCGCTCTACTTCGACCAGCCCACCTTCAGCAAGAAGAAGCGGGCCTAGTCCGGCGTAGAGAGACAGAAACACAGAGACACCTGCAATCAGAGTAGTTAGGGGGGCCAATGTTTCAAAAGAGTGAGCAAACGGTGAATGACGCGCTGCGCCGAAATGTCTGGCGCAGCCTCTTAATAATGAGAAAAGCAACCGTCTCCGAGTTGCTCGGAGTCGTCAGAGAACTCTCCACCAGGAAGGCGCGAGCCCTACTGCGCGAGCTGGAAACCCACGGTTACGCGGGCCGCACCCTGCGAAAGGGTCGCCCCGAGTACTTCCAGGCCGTAGACAGCCCCAGCCTCCCCACCCTTTGTGCCCACTGCAACCGCCCATTTAGCAGCAAAGCCTGCTCGAAGAAAGAGACAAAGAGAGACAGACAGAAAGAGAGAGAGAGACAGCTGACCATGGTACCCACGACCACCCCCAAATCCCCCGCCGCCGCAGCCGTCGAAACCACCGTCCCTAACGTGAGCCTGGAGGTGAACCATGACGCAGCCTGACCGCATGGAGCTGCTGCGCTCCCGCTGCGCAGATCTCGGGCAGGCCGAGGTGGCGCGCCGGCTGAAGTACTCCCCCTCTGCCATCAACCAGGCCCTGAAGGGCACCTACAAGGGCGACCTCTTCAACCTGCTCACGCGGGTGGAGGAAGTGTTCGGCAGCACCATCGTCGATTGTCCCTGCCTCGGCAAGATCACCCTGGGGAAGTGCGCCGCCAACCGGCGGCTCCCCTTCATCACCGTCAACCCGGCCAGGGTCGCGCTCTGGACGGCCTGCAGAGCATGTGAGGAAAAGCAATGAGCGTTTACAGATCGATTAAACGGCTTTTCAAGCGGCTGAAGCAGCAGCAGATCGGGAACGTTGAGCAGCGCCTGAGCGACCACCGGACCGTGGCAAGTGCTCTGCGCATGGCTCGGAGCATGACACAGCAACGCCTGACCGGTTCGCCTCTGGCGAGAGGGGAGGGCTAGATGGAGGGGATCAACAAGCGCGGAGAAGTGGCTGGCACCGGCCCCCAGTGGGCTTGCCGCAAGTTCGGGCAGCCCGATCACGACTACTACGACTGCCCGGATTGCAAGAGACGGTTTGAAGTTCACCTGGAAGTCAGGGCCACAAGCCTCGGCGATCACCAACAGAGACAAGGAGCAAGAGCATGATCGAAGCAACGCAGATACCTGAAGGATTCAGAGAGAACGCCAAGGGCGCGCTGGTGCCCGTCAAAACCATCCGGGAGTCGGACCTGGTCATAGACCAGTTTGTCTCCGGCGCAGCTGCCGAGTGGCTCGCGCTGCAACAGCAGATGCGGGAGTTCAAGGAGCAGCTCTTCGCGGACTTCAACGCGCTCCTCGATCTGATCGCGGAGAAGTACCACGTCAAGAAGGGCAAGAAGAACGGCATGAAGGGCAACGTCACGCTGTTTACCTTCGACGGTAAGTACAAGCTCCTCGTGGCCATCAGCGACGCCATCACCTTCGGGCCGGAGCTGCAAGCGGCTAAAGCCTTGATCAGCGAATGCCTCACGGTGTGGACCGAGAACTCTGGCTCCGAGCTGAAGACCATTGTAAATGCCGCCTTTGCGGTCGACTCCCAGGGACAGGTCAACGTCGGCCGCATCCTCTCCCTGCGCCGCTACAGCATCGACAACGAGCAGTGGCGCCGTGCCATGACCGCCATCAGCGACGCGATCACGGTCGTTGGTTCCAAGGAGTACGTGCGGCTCTACCAGCGCAACGAGGTCGGTGCCTACCTGCCGATCCCGCTCGACATCGCATCACTCTAAGAGAAGGGGGAGTAAAGCCATGAAAGTACGGATAACTGACAAGCACGGCCGCCCGTGCTGCCCACTGTCGGAATGCGGAATCACGGTGGGGGAGGTCATCCCCCACACCTTCAAGGACGGATCGAGCGATCCAATAATCATGATCGCCCCCCCCCAATAGGTGGGCTCATGAGAGCAGTATCAAGCGGTTTGGGTTCCAGCTCATTCCGATACCTTAGCGAAACGATCATTTTGCCGACACCGGCAAGATGATCGTCATCTGGAGGTGGCGCTCCAGGTCTGATGATGCAGCCAACGAGGAGAATGGATATGGACGCAAAGCTGAGCCAGTTGGAGCCGCAGGAAAGCGCGTTCTTCCGGCGTATCGACCGGGATCTGGAAAGAAGCCGCGAGCTGCGCCGCGACCTCCATGCCCTCCTCATCGACGTGCGCCGGGCCAACCAGCGGCAGCCGAGGAACGACGATGCCCTGTCATAGCGAGTGCAAGTACCACGGCTTTCTGGGGCTGGAGGAGTGGTGCCGCCACCCGGAGCACATCGAGCCGCTCAAGCCGGCTCGCCAGTTCGCCATCATGGCCGCCGGTGGCAAGTGCGCCAACTGGCTCGCCTGGGAGGCAAAGGTGATGCCCCACGAAACTCCGAGCTGGCCGATGCCCGTTGTCATGCTCCAGATCGTGGCCGTATTCGCCGTGTATCTGCACCAGGTAAGTACCTCGCAAGCCAGCGGGGAAAGGAGCGCAGCATGAGCAACGGACAAGACTTACTCGTGTTCCTGATCATTTGTCTGTGGTGCCTCACCATCCGCAGGCCGCGCAACTGAAAGCCGCGTTTTATACGCATTGCGTACAAAAACAGCAAAGAGAGTACACGAAATGACACCAGAACAGCTTAAAGCCAGCCGCCGCCAGCTGGGTCTGAACCAAGCCGAGATGGCCCAGCAACTGAGGACTCCCTACCGCACCTACCAGGACTGGGAGCGCGGCACCCGCCGCATCCCCGGCGTGTGCGAGGTGGCCGTCGAACTGCTGGTCAAAAAGGACAGGTGGGTCATGCAGGCAATCACCGCCAAGCTGGCCAGGGGGTAATCATGGCTCTGAAACCGACATGGTTGGTCTACCTCAAAATGGGGCAGGAGCTGTCGAGGCATCTGGATACGAACTGCACCTATGAGGAGATCGGCGCATGCCTTGGAGTCTCCAAGCAAGCAGCTCGCGCTGAGACGCTGGTCGCCCTCGGCAAGCTCGCCTACCAGCTCAAGAAGATGTGGGGTAAAGAATGCGGGTAAGCATAAAGGTGGAGAGATTTCAGGTGACTGCACCTCCACAAATAAGGGCCTTACTTTTCGCAGGCGCCCCGGTTGCCATCGGGGTTTCTGGCGGGAAGGATTCCAGTGCGGTTGCCCTCAGGCTCGACGAGTACCTCAACGAGATTGGGCACACCGGATCGAGACTGCTGATCCACAGCGACCTCGGAGTGGTCGAGTGGCAGGACAGTCTCCCGGTCTGCGAGAAGCTTGCCGCTAGGATGGGATGGGAGCTAGTGGTGGTACGGCGCGCAGCCGGCGACCTCATGGACCGCTGGGAGACCCGCTGGAAGAACAACGTCAAGCGGTACGAAACCATGGCTTGCGTCAAGGTAATCCTCCCCTGGAGCACGCCGGCCATGAGGTTCTGCACCAGCGAGCTTAAGACTGACATCATTTGCGCGGAGCTAAAACGCCGCTACCCCGGCCAGGAGATACTCAGCGTCACCGGGATACGGCACGCGGAGAGCGCCCAGCGGGCAAAGATGCCATGCATGCAGGCGCAGCCAAAGCTGCTGGCAAAGACTAAAGGAACCGCCGGCTGGAACTGGAACCCGATCATTGAGTGGCCGACCGAGGACGTGTACGACTACCTCACCAGGAAGAATGAACCACTCCACGAGGCATACACCGAATACGGCTGCAGCCGAGTGAGCTGCAGCTTCTGCTTCATGGCTGGTCTGGAGGACCTGGTCGGCGCCGCCAGTTGCAGCGACAACCAGGACACCTACCGCCGCATGGTGGAGCTCGAAATCACCAGCACATTTGCCTACCAGGGAAACCGCTGGCTTGCGGACGTCGCACCCCAGCTGCTCACCCAGGACCAGAAGGACCGGCTCGCCAAGGCGAAGGAGGCTGCAGCAATCCGCGTTCAGGCAGAGGCACGGTTAGAAAAGCATCTTCTCTATGTTGCGGGGTGGCCGACGGCTGTTCCGACGTGGGAAGAAGCCTCGATGATTGGAGAGGTTCGCGTAGCTGTAGCAAAGGCTTTAGGGCTCAACGTGAGCTATACCTCGCCTCAAAGCATACGTGAACGCTATGAGGAGCTGATGCTTAACAAGCAAGAGAAGCTAGCAGCCTAAGGAGCTACTATGGCAACCCCCGCCCAAATTAAGAAGATCCACGCGCTCAAGGGCGCCATGGGGATGGAAGAGACCGAGTACCGGAAGCTTCTGGCCGATCCTCCCTTCAAGGTCAAAAGCTCCACCAAGCTCTCTACCCCCAAGGCTGACGAGTTGATAAAGGACCTGGAAGAGAAAGCCGTGGCCATGGGCGTCTGGGAGAAGAGGAAGCCGGCGCGACGGGCCAAGACCGCGACCAAGCTTGCCGACGACGAGCAGTCTAAGCTGATCCGCTACCTCTGGTTCCAGCTGCACGAGACAGGCAAGGTAAAGAACCCTGCCGAGTCGGCGCTGCTCGCCTACGTGAAGCGCATGTCGGGAGTGGCCCGGCTCGAATGGCTCGAAGTAAAAAAGGCTTCAAAGGTCATTGAAGCCATGAAGAAATGGCTGGGGAGGTAAGTATGAAATTCTTTTTGACAACCGCAGGGGCGGTTGCTCTTTGCGTCTTAGGCCAGACATTAGTCGGATGGAATTGGTCAGTTGAAGATCAGTTCTTCGGTGGCTATGCCACCGCGTTCATCGTCTCCGCGTATCTCAAGATGGCGGATACCCTATGATCCTGCACTGCCCCTGTTGCCACGCCCAATACAGCATCGAAGCCCTGACCCAGGACGCCGCCGCCCGCGAGCTGCTCGGCATGCGCGGCACTATGCCGCCCAGCCTGCTTTCCTACCTGACCCTGTTCCGGTCCGAGAAGCGTGCCTTGAGCTTCGAGCGCGCCCTGAAGCTGGCCAAGGAAGCCCTCCAGCTCTCCGCCGATCCGGCGCAGCTGGAGGCGGCCATGGCCGAGACCGTCGAAGCCATGCGCACCAAGCGGGAGCAGGGCCAGGGCACCGCCCTGAAGAACCACAACTATCTCAAGAAGGTGCTGGGCAGCACGCCGACCGCCTCGGCTTCTACCTCCGCCCTGGTCACTTCCGATGATAGCGGCGCGCGCCCGGCGGCCCGGTCCAAAACGGCCAGCGCCATCGGCCGCCTGGAGAACTGGAAGCGTGGCTGATTGGATCAAAGCTGAGATAGCCCATGGCCTGCAGGCGCTCCTCTCGCTGAGGCTCAAGAACACCCCCGCCGAGGACATGATAGAGCTGACCGCCGATATCTGGGTGCGAGCCTTCATGCACCGACTCGGCCGGTCCAGCATCGAAGCGATTGACGCTCCGCGTATCCAGGAAGGCTTCGCGCAGACCTTCCCCCGCGTTCGGGAGTGGCCGGCGCCGGTCGAAGTAATGGACCGCATGCCGGCCCGGCCGGAACGGGCAAAGCTGCCCGCACCGGAGCCGACAGCAGAGCAGCACCAGCAGAGTGTAGAGCGCGTTAAAGCAATGTTAAACGACCTGGTTCAGAACTGGGGGAAAGCATGCTGATCATCGACCATTACCCGGAGACCCTCCGGGACATACATGACAAGATCCTGGACGCCATCAGCGGAGACGAAGTCACCTCCACCGATGCCGCGATTGCCGTGCATGTCACCGAGTGGATCAGGCGCAACTGGGGTGCCCGCACCCTTACCCGCAAGTGGTGGGGGATGCTGAGGGGTGAGGTAGACGGGGACCAAAGCGGCACCCTGGTTGAAGTCTCGGCAGATCCGGTCGGCTCGCTGCGCGGGCGCGAACTCCGCGCCGCTGCCTGGGTCATCCTTTCCGGCAGCCGCGCCATGTGGATCGAACAGGGCCGGCGCGGTATCTGCGAGGTCGCTAGCCTCATCGCGGTCACTGTCGAAGCGGAATGGACCCGGACCACCATCTACATTCCCTCTGGCAAAGAGGTCGACCGCGCCATCCGAGACGCGCACGTCTGGCGAGCCTTTGGGGGCCTTGCTGACATCGACGGTGTCATCTCGACCTTCAGGCTTTCCCAGCGCCAGATCTACGACATAGTCAAGCGGGTCCAGGGTAAAAGGGACCGCCAAGAACAGCCGGTTTTGCCCGGCTTTTAAAAACCCTTTGACACCTGCTGCCTGAATGCGATACAAGGCACAGTTGATTGCCAAAAAGCCCCTACTCCTCACGGTTTAGGGGCTTTTCTTTTGGCTGAACCGCAAACGACCACCCGCCCAAATTCCTGTAAATTCCCCCTTGTCATGCAGCCAATCTGATCGACCGCCCAGGTTCTTCTCCTTTCCTGGGCGGTCCCTCTCATCCGAAATCCCAACAGGGTGCTCCCCTAACTACGAGGTGACACATGGCCGAATTTCTGCCAGCGCATCGGGCAACCATGAGCGATGAAGGTGGCTACGCCAATAACCCATCCGATCTTGGCGGTGAGACCTACAAGGGAATCACCCGCAACTTTTGGGGCCACTGGCTCGGATGGATTCAGGTCGACCAGGCTAAGGCCGCCGTTGGCCCCATGCCCGTATATGGCTCAGCCGGATATGCACTCTGGGTCAAGCTGCTCAACAGAAAGCTGTCCAGTGATGCCTCCCTCCAAGACCAGGTGGGGGATTTCTACTTCCGTAATTTATGGACCGCCAACCTGCTGAACCAGGTCAAGGACCAGGCCGTGGCGACCTGGCTCTATAACCACATCGTCAACGGTGGCGGGCGTGGCGTGATGTGGATGCAGCTTGCCGCCAAGGTCACACCCGACGGCGCCATAGGTCCCAAGACCGTCGCTGGCATCAACGCGACCCCGTCCGTCGAGCTGCTCCGCCGGGCTGAGGACATCGCCGGAGCCTACCGTCTGGACGTGGCGCACAAGAACCCCAGCCAGATCCAGTTCCTCAGCTCCTGGCTTGAGCGCGACGGCCAGCCGCCTGAGATCATCGCCCTGGTCAGAGCCGCTGCCCGCGACGGTCGCCTGGACGATGGTGAGGTGGCCCAGCTCAAAAAGGCCATGGAGGCGGCCGGGTAATGAGACCGTTCTTGCTTGCAGTAACCCTCATTTCCCTCGCCGGATGCGGCGGTCGCCTCACCGGATACAACCTGAAGGCGACCCTCGGCCATACAGACTACCAGGACGGCAACACGTCCATTTACACCGGAGCCAGCATCGACGCTCATTTTGACGTGCTGCCGGCCCGTTAACCCCAGACAAGGAGCTTGAAATGAAGAAACTGATGCTGGCCTGTCTCACCCTGGTTGCCTTAGTGGTCGCTGCCTGTACTCCCCTCTTTGCCGCCGATCTGCTGCCTGCACACGCACCGGCGGCCGTTTCGTCCGGGAACGTCTTCACGACCTTCCTGCAGCAGTCGGTGTTCCCGATCATCACGGCGCTGTTCATGGGAGCAGTGAGCATCTTCCTGAACCGGCTCGGTCAGAAGTACAAGGTCGAAGCCCTGACCCAGAAGAACAACATCGTAGAGCAGCTCGCCTACCAGGGTATCACCAAGGCCGAGGAGTTGGCCGCGAAGTACGCCGGCTCCAGGGCGGTTCTCTCCGGTCAGGACAAGCTGAGCGTTGCCGTCAACCACATCCTCTCCGTCATGCCCTCGGTTACCAGGGAGCAGGCGGAAAGCATGGTCCACGCTCTGCTGGCACAGATCCCCGGTCTCGGCGCCAGCGGTGACACGGCCATCGAGCGGTACCCGATGCCCACGGCCGCCTTGGCGATCCCGGCCGTGCCCGAACCCGAATCTGCACCGGCCGCCTAGTGACCTCCGCAACCATCACTGCGATTCTGTCGCTCCTCGCCTACCTCTTGCCGCTGATTGTCGAAGGCGTCAAGGGGTGGCAGGGGCAGCAGAAGGGAGCCGACCATGAAAAGAATATCCAGGACTACCGCGAGGCGCTTGGCAAGGGAGATTCTGCTGCTCTCAGTGCTCGCCACGCTGATCAGCACGACCGGGTGCTCGCGGCGCTTCGTGGTCGTTGACGGCGGAGAGAAAGTGAGCATCCCGAAAGCCGAGCTGGACCGCCTCTACCAGGACAACGAGCTGTTGATGAAAGGGCTGGAGGAGTGCCGCAGTGGGCGATGAAATGGACCGGGTTCAAACCCTCAACGAAGACTTCCAGGCTTTTGCCCTGGACTTGAACCAGCGCAGTCGGGAGCCGGCCAACTACACCGGCACCGACTGCGTAGACTACGGCGAGGAGATACCCAAGGCCCGCCGCGCCGTCAACCCCGGTTGCCGCCGCTGTATCGGCTGCCAGGCACTACATGAGAACTGGAGAGCTTTGTGATCGGAAACCTACAACCCTGGATGTTCGCATTCTCAATTTTCCAGTTCATCTACAACGTCTGCCTGACCATCTACCTGATGCGCAAGGATAAAGACAAGGTGACCAGCGGGCGCTTTAAGGAGATCGAGGACCAGGTCACCAGGTTGGATAAGGAGAAGGTGACCGGTAGCCGCGTCAAGGAAACTGAGGACCGCATATCTAAAGTGGAGACCGACCTCGTGAAGGTTGAGGCCAAGGTCGGGACCGCGCCCGTTTGCGGCAACCACGGCAGGATGGAAGAGAATGACGTCAAGCTCTTTGCCCGCTTCGACGAGCTGCACGGCGATATCCGGGAGCTGACCGGGGCCGTCAAAGGTCTCACCAGGTCAAACGACATGATCAACGAATTTCTACTCAAGGAGAGGAAGTGATGCCCTTTTCCGACACCCTTACCGAACACCGCCGGCTCATCATCCTGCGCGCCCTGGAGAACCCGAAGATCGGGCCGAGCTGCAACGACTCCATTCTGACCACCATCTGCAACGAGTTCGGCTGCCGCAGCTCGCGCGACCAAGTCAAGACGGCAGTGACGTGGCTGGAGGAGCAGGACCTGGTCAAGTACAAAGTCCAGGACAGCGGGACCTACATTGTCACCGTCACCCAGCGCGGCGCCGAGGCGGCCACCGGCATCCTGACGGTCCCCGGAGTCAAACGTCCGGCCCCCGGAGACCTCCATGGGTAAGCGGTCCGATTTAGAGCCGCGCGCTATCTCCCTCTATGCCGAGGGGATGGAGATCCCGCAGATCTCGCCCGTGCTGGAGGTCTCCGAAAACAGCCTGCGCGAATGGAAGAAACGCGCCGGTAGCGAGTGGGACGAAGCGCGGGCCGATTTCCGCAAGGGGCAACTGGCCAGCATGGAAGACGTGGGGCGCCGGGTGCAGCGGGCCAGAGAGATCACCCGCCAGATGACCGGAGACGCCGCCAGTCAGAGCGCCATGGGCCAGATCCTCAATGAGTCGGTCCAGTCCATGGTCTACGACGTAATGGACCAGATCCGAACCAGCCTCGTAGATGCTGAGGAGATGCCCAAGCTGATCAAGCAGATTAGCAACATCGCCCTGATCCTTACGCGAACCGAGCAGGCAGCCAATCTGAACCTGAAGCTGCAGGAGGAGATCCGAAAGCAGGAGCGTGAGCGCGCCGCCGACGCTGCTGCCAAGATCGCTAAGAAGGGCGGCATGTCGGTCGAGCGCGTCAACGAACTTCGCAACATGATTCTTGGGGTGGCCGCTTGAGCCAGATCGCCGCAGTCATACCGTCCACCACGGACTATTCTGCACCGCCGGTGCTGCTCCCCTACCAGCAAGAGTGGATCGCCGACAAGTCGCAGCTGAAGATCGTGGAGAAGAGCCGCCGTACTGGTCTCACCTGGGCGGAGGCCGCTGACAACGTCCTGATCGCTGCCGCTGAGAAGGCAGCCGGCGGACAGAACGTCTACTACATCGGCTACAACCAGGACATGGGCATCGAGTACATCGAGGCTTGTGCCATGTGGGCCAAGGCGTTCAACTACGCCGCCTGCGAGATGGAAGAGGGGATCTGGGGCGAGGGTGAAGAAGACAAGCACATCAAGACATTCACCATCCGCTTTCCAGACTCCGGCCACCGCATCGTAGCGCTCTCCTCCAGGCCGGCCAACCTACGCGGTAAGCAAGGCGTCGTTGTCATCGACGAAGCCGCCTTCCACGAGCAGCTCGGCGAGCTGCTCAAGGCTGCCCTTGCGCTTCTCATCTGGGGCGGAATGGTCAGGGTCATCTCGACCCACAACGGCGAAGGCAACGACTTCAACGAGCTGATCCAGGAGATCCGCGCCGGCAAGCGAGCCGGAAGCGTTCACCGGATCGACTTCCGTTCCGCAGTAGACCAGGGGCTGTACCAGCGCGTCTGCCTTCGGTTGGGGAGAGCATGGGATGCTGAGGAGGAGAGCAAGTGGATCGGGTCGGTCTACAAGTTCTACGGCACGGCGGCAGACGAAGAACTCGACGTCATACCGTCCCAGGGGAGCGGGACCTATCTTCCCAGGGGGATCGTAGAACGCTGCATGCGGACAGATATCCCGGTGCTGCGCTGGGGCTGCGACAACAAGTTTGCCACCTTGCCGGATCACATCCGTCAGGCCGAGGCGCGCGACTGGTGCAAGGAGAACCTGGAGCCGCTCCTCATAAAGCTCGACTCGAAGCGCGCCCACTATCTCGGCGAAGACTTTGCCCGCAGCGGCGACCTCACCGTCATGTTTCCGCTGGCCGAACTGCAAAGCCTTCGCTACCGAGCCCCGTTCGTCCTGGAACTCAAGAACGTCCCGTTCAAGGAGCAGGAGCTGATCCTCTTCTACATCCTGGACCGGCTGCCGCGACTCGCCGGAGTCAAGATGGATGCGCGCGGCAACGGCCAGTATCTGGCCGAGGTCACCGTCCAGAAATACGGCGAAAGGGTCGAGGCGATCATGCTGTCGGAAAGCTGGTACCGAGACGAAATGCCGCGCTTCAAGAGCTTCTTTGAGGACGGAACCATTGAGGTACCCCAGGACGCGGACCACATGGACGATTACCGTGCGGTCAAAATGACCAAGGGTATCGCCAAGGTCCCGGAGGGGCGCACCGAAGGGAAAGACGGCAACATGCGGCATGGCGATGCGGCAGTTGCGCTTGCCTTGGCCATTTCCGCTACCCGGATCGAGGCGGGCGAGTACGCCTGCCACCGCATCACCCCCGCAACCACCAAAGACCTCCCCCGGTTGATCAAGCAGACCGCCGGGTTCGGGCGCACCAAAGGAGCATGGTAATGGCAGATGTCACCCTTTACGACGCCTACAACAGGCCCATTAAAAAGCAGGATCTCACCCGCGAATTTGCGGCCCCGGCGCTCACCGGCATTCGGACCCTGTTCACCAACACCATCGCCTCCGGTGTCACCCCCGAGCGCATGGCGAGCCTGCTGCAGCGCGCCGCCGAGGGCGACGCCCACGACTACCTCACCCTGGCTGAGGAGATGGAGGAAAAGGAGCCGCATTACGCTTCGGTGATAGGCACCAGGAAGCGCGCCGTCAAGAAGCTCCCGGTCCAGATCGAGGCGGCCAGCGACTCGGCAAAGGACGTGGAGATCGCCGACGCCGTCAGGGAGATGGTGAAGAAGGGGGGCTTCAAGGGGATGCTGGAGAACGCCCTGGACGCTCTGGGCAAAGGCTACTCTGCCATCGAGATCGACTGGGATAAAAGCGCCAGGCAGTGGTTCCCCAAGGGGTACATCTGGCGCGACCCCCGCTTCTTCCAGTTCGACCGGGTGAGCCAGACCGAGCTGCGTCTCCGGGACGAAGCAGACCTGGTGGACGGCCTTGCGCTGCCCCCCTACAAGTTCATCGTCCATTACCCCAGGCTGAAGAGCGGCATCCCGATCCGTGGCGGCTTGGCCCGCTTGGTGGCCTGGAGCTACATGGGCAAGATGTACACCTTCAAGGACTGGCTGGCCTTCATCGAGATTTGCGGTCTCCCGATCCGCATCGGCCGCTACAACTCCACGGCCAGCGACTCCGACATCGACATCCTCAAGTCCGCGGTTGCCAACCTGGGGAGCGACGCAGCCGCAGTACTCCCGGATTCGCTGAAGGTCGAGTTTGAGAAGAACGCCCAGGTAACCGGGGGAGACAAGATCTTCCTGAACCTCGCCGAGTGGATCGACCGTCAGACCAGCAAGGCGGTCCTTGGCCAGACCATGACCGCAGACGACGGCAGCTCCCAGGCACAGGCCAAGGTCCATGACGAAGTGCGCTCCGACATCACCAAGTCCGACGCCGAGCAGCTGGCCGAGACGCTCAACCTGCAGCTGGTCCGCCCGTTTGTAGACCTGAACTTCGGACCGCAGCAGAGCTACCCGACGCTCACCCTCTACATCAAGAAGCCCGAGGACATCAAGGCACTGACCGACGCACTGAAAGAGCTGGTCCCCCTGGGACTCCGGGTCGAGCAGAGCGTAGTGCGCGACCGCCTCAACCTTCCCGATCCGGCGGCCAACGCCAAGCCCGAGGATCTTCTGGGTATGCAAAAGCCCACCCCGGCCACGGGGGTGAACCACCAGGGCCACAGCTGCCCCAACTGCGCCACCGCCCTCAACCAGGCCGGAGCCGATCAGCCGGACGCCGCCGACGTCTTCGCCGCTCGCATGTCCCAGGAAGCCGGCGCGGCCATGGATGCCATGATCGACAAGGTGCGTGAGCTGATCATGACCGCCGGCTCTCTCCAGGAAGCGCGCGACCAGCTCTTCGACCTGTTCCCGAAAATGGACTCGGCCACCCTGGGTAACCTCATGATGCAGGCGCTCACCTCCGCGAACCTTGCCGGCCGGGCCGAGGTGGCCGATGGCAACTAGCACCGCCGAATACGGCAGCCTGCCCTTCGAGGAGGCCATCGCCTTCTTCCGCTCCAAGGTGAAGATCCCGACCGAGCGCTGGAACGATCTGCTGCAGCAGGATCACGACTTCGGTTTCATGATCGCAGGCGCCACCAAGGCCGAGATGCTGACTGACTTCCAGGCGGCCATCGACAGGGCCATCACCGAGGGCACCACCCTGGAGGCGTTCAGAAAGGACTTCGACCGCATCGTCTCCCAGTACGGGTGGAGCTACAAGGGGTCGCGCGGCTGGAGAAGCGAGGTCATCTACTCCACCAACATCAGGACCGCCTACCAGGCCGGCCGGTTTCAGCAGATGACCGATCCCGACGTACTGGCCTACCGCCCCAACTGGCTCTACCAGCACGGCGACAGCATCCGGCCCCGGCCGCCGCACCTAGCCTGGAGTGGCACGGTCCTGCCGGCTGATGATCCTTGGTGGCTGACCCATTTCACCCCCAACGGCTGGGGCTGCAAGTGCCGCATCGTCGCGCTGAGTGACCGCGACCTGGCCCGCAAGGGTTTGACCGTCGGCCAGGCCCCCGATGACGGCACCTACGAGTGGGTGAACAAGAAAACCGGAGAGGTGCAGACCATCCCCAACGGCATAGATCCCGGCTGGGACTACACCCCCGGCCGCGCCCCCGCGCAGGACCGCGAGAAGATCATGAAGGTGATGATCGCGGGGGTGCCGCCGGAGCTGCAGGCAATGGTACGGGCCGAGGCGGGACTGTAATGGCCGGCACCTTCACTGTCATCGATAGGATCGACGACCGCGACATCCAGCGCGAGCTGCAGCGCCTGAAGAAGAAGTCCGACAATCTGCACCCCTGTCTGAAGAACATCGGTGAATACGAAGTCGAATCCACCCAGGACCGCTTCACCAAGGAGGAGGACCCGGCCGGCAAGAAGTGGGCGGCTCTCAAGGAGTCGACCAAGAAGCAGAAGAAACACACCAAGATCCTGACCGAGAGTTCCGGTCTGCGCGACAGCTTCATCTATGCCGTACAGAACAACGGGTTGAAGGTCGGCACCAACAAGATCTACGGCGCCGCCCACCAGTTCGGTATCGACAAGGACATCGCGGTCCCCGCTCACAAGCGCCTGGTGAAGGTGGTCTTCAAGAAGCCCCTCAAGTTTCCGGTCTGGTCAGAGGTGAAGCCGCACAACCGCAACCCCAAGCTGCCGGCTCGCGAGATCCTCGGATTTTCAGCCGCCGACCGGGTCGAGATCCTGGGTATCACCAGGGACTTTTTGGAGAAGTGACGGGTCTATTGCTGAGGCGTCCAAATTTGCCCTGTAGTCGGTCTAGGGGGACCATGGTCCGGCTCGGAGTTGTTGGACCCGCTGTAGCGGTTTTTAAAGGCTGTTTTAACGCGGTTGCAAATCACGGCTCTGATGTTTTTGGCGAGGCCGCAAACGACAGCATTGGCCGTAGGGGTTACTGTGCGAATACGCACAGCGGAGGAAACATGAAAATCTTGGTGGTAGATGACGAGCAAAGCCTCGGTATTCGGCTTGCCCTGGCTCTTTGTGGGGAGCAGGTCGGCGAACGCAGCTCGCTCAACTTTGAGCTTCAGCCGGCGGACGGTGGCGGCGCGCCGGAATGGATCGAGCTGATACCTGCCGGACAGATCATCACCGGGCGTGACGGTCGCACCTGGATCAATGACCGCCCTGACATGATCCTGGCATCTTTTGCGACCGAAGGGAAAGACCTCCCTATTGATTGGGAGCACGCCAGCGAGATCAAGGCACCCTGCGGCGACGAGGCACCGGCAGCAGGGTGGATAAAAGAAATGGAGATCCGTGACGGAGCTATTTGGGGCCGTGTGGAGTGGACTGTAAAAGGTGCCGCATCCATCACCTCCCGCGAATACCGTTACATCTCTCCGGTGTTCCGTTTCGAGATCGATAGCCGCCGCATCTTCCGGCTGACTTCTTGCGGCCTGACCAATCAACCCAACCTGTTTTTGAGCGCGCTCAACAACGAAGAACCCACACTGGAGGTGGCAATGAACGCTGAACAGATGAAGGAACTCTGCAGGATCTGTGGCATCCCCGAGGATTCCACTGCCGCGCAGATCATAGCAGCTTGCAAAAAGTGCTGTGCCATGAACCACGAACAGCCGTCGCTTGACAAGTTCGTGCCGCGCGCGGACTACGACACCGCCCTGAACCGCGCCACTACTGCCGAGTCCGACCTCCAGGCCATCAAAGCCGGCCAGCTGGAAACGGCGATCAACACCGAGATCGACGCAGCCCTCGCAGCCGGCAAAATCACCCCGGCCACTAAGGACTACCACGTTGCCCAGTGCAAGCAGGAAGGGGGCTTGGACCGCTTCAAGACCTTCGTCGCAGCCGCCCCCGTGATCGCCGGAGCCACGGACTTGGACAGCAAGGAGGTCGACAGCAAGCAGACCGCCCTCAACGCCGAGCAGCAGAAGATCGCTGACATGTTCGGCAACAGCGCCGAGGACCTCAAGAAGTACGGCGCCTAACTCTTCAACCCAGTTTCAAGGAGGCTTCACATGGCATTAACCCAGGACAGAAACACCCCGCACCGCGACGGCGAAATCATCAGCGTCCCGGTAGCGGCCAACGCCAAGATCTATGCCGGCGGGATCGTGGCGGCTAACGCGACCGGCTATGCCACCAAAGGTGCCACCGCCACCACGCTCACCTACCTCGGCCGGGCCGAGGAGTTCGTGGACAACACCGGCGGGGCCGACGGGGCCAAGACCATTACGGTACGTCGCGGCAAGGCGTTCAAGTGGAAGAACAGCGCGGGCGACGCCGTGACCCAGGCCGAGATGGGCAAGACCTGCTACATCGTCGATGACGAAACCGTCTCCAAATCCAACGCGGGCGGCAACACCCAGTCCGCCGCTGGCAAGGTAGTCGGAATCGACAACGACGGTGTCTGGGTCCAGTAACCGCAACTCCCAACCTACTGCCTTTCAGGAGGGCACAATGAAGCAGAAAGCTATCACCTTCTTCACCCTGGTCGGGCTCTTCGCCCTGGCCGTGCTGCTGGCCCCGGCACATGCCGTCCACGCCGCAACCGCAGAAACCGGAAAGGGCCTGCCGTTCATCGGGGTCGCCGGCATGATCGTCAACTCGGCAGCTCTGCAGAACATCTTCACCAACCTGAAGGCCACCTTCAACAAGGCCTTCGAGGCCGCGCCTACCTTCTGGGAAAAGGTGGCCATGTTGGTGCCCAGCACCAGCAAGACCAACGACTACAAGTGGCTCGCCAACTTCCCCCGCATGCGGAAGTGGGTAGGGGAGAAGACCGCCAAGGCCCTGGCCGCCTTCAACTACACGGTGACCAACGATGACTGGGAGGCCACCGTTGAGGTCGACCGCAACGACATCGAAGACGACGAACTCGGCATCTACGCTCCCCAGGCTCAGGGGGCCGGCTTCTCCGCTAAGCAGCTCCCCGACGAGATCGTCGCCGACCTGATCAACGGCGCTTTCACCAACAAGTGCTACGACGGTCAGTACTTCATCGACACTGACCACCCGGTTACCGACAAGAACGGCATCGTGCAGAGCGTTTCCAACAAAGGGACCAAGAAGCTCTCCGCCGCCACCCAGGCGGCCGCCATTGCGTCCCTCGGCGCCGGCCGCATCGCCATGATGAAATTCACGGACGACGAAGGGCGACCGCTGAACACGATCCCGACCGTTTTGCTGGTCCCGCCGGCTCTGAGCGATGTCGCTAACGTCCTCGCCATGAACGACCGCCTCGAAGACGGCAAGCCCAACCCCTACAAGGGTACCATCACCGTGGTCTGCGAGCCGCGTCTGACCGACGACAACGCCTGGTTCCTGCTCGACACCAGCAAGCCGGTCAGGCCGTTCATCTACCAGGAGCGCAAGAAGCCCGTCTTCGTGCAGCAGATCGATCCGCAGGCCGACGATGTCTTCTCCAAGAAGAAGTTCAAGTTCGGAGCTGAGGCGCGCGCGGCCGGCGGGTACGGCTTCTGGCAGCTGGCCTACGGCAGCGACGGCAGCGTCGCCTAACATCCAGGGGCACGTGATCCGTGCCCCGGATTCATCTTCTCGGACAAGGAGTAGAACATGATCAGGATCAGTGCAGTACAGGACGGCTTCCGCCGGTGCGGAGTAGCACACCCGGCCGGTGCCACCGATTACCCCGATGACCGCTTCACCAGGAAGGAGCTGGAGATCCTGCAGGCCGAGCCGATGCTCATGGTCCAGGTGATCGAAGGTGAGAGCGGGCTGGGCGGCGGCCAGGGCGGAGGAGGCAAAACCTACCCGATGAACGCCAAGGATACGGCAGAAAAAATCAAGGCAGCAGGGTCCATCGAAGAGGTCGACGAGCTGGCTAAGGACGACGAACGCGCTGGTGTCATAGCCGCAGCAGAAAAACGTCGGAAGGAACTGGCTCCGGAATAACAGAAGCCATTGATCAGAGGTAAGAGGGGCGGCCCGAGCGGCCGCCCTCATTTGAGAGGTCACCATGTACTGCACGCTCGACGACATCAAAAAGCAGATCCCCGGCGAGGCCATCCTCCAGCTGACCGATGACAACCAGGTCGGCATCACCATGGAGATGATCGTCGCGGCCATGGCCGGCACCGCTCAGCCCGACCCGGACCAGGACCCGGCCTTGACCGCCGCCGCAGAAGAGGCCGCCGGCTTCATCAGCGAGGCCATTGCCGGGGCAGACAGCGAGATCGACGGCTACTGCAGCGTGAAGTACTCCGTGCCGTTTGCGGTGGTTCCGGCGGTCATCAAGAAGGTCTCCGCCGATCTGGCCATCTACAACCTCTACGCCCGCCGGGTTGAGACCATGCCCGAGGTCCGGGCCACCAACCAGAAGAACTCCAGCCGGCTCCTGGAGAACATCTCTAGAGGTACTGTCAAGCTTGGCGAGGTGGCCGACTCCGCGCCGGTCCAGAAGCAGCAAAGCCCAATGGTGACCAGCAGCGGTCGCCTCTTTGGCCGCGACAAGATGAAGGGGCTCTAGATGATTACCGCGCTCGAGGAGGCCGTCCTCAACGAGATCACCACGCGGATCGCCGCGCTCAAGACCGGTGGCGTCCAGAAGGATGCCAAGCAGCTGCTCACCGCCAACGCGGTGGCAGTCGCTGTCCTGGAGGGGACCTTTAAAGAGGTCGCCCAGCGCGAATGGCGCCAAGATGTAACGGTCTCGGTCCTGGTGAAGTTCAAGAATATGACCAACGAGGAGGCGCGGCGCAAGGGGATCAACCCGATTGTCGCGGCAGTCATTCAGCTGCTGGTCCTGAAGACCTTCGGTTTGAAGATTCAGCCCCTGGTACCCAAGCGGTTTCGGGACGTCACCACCGAGGAGAAGTACGCAGCCGGGGTCATCGAGTACCTGATCGAGTTCGGCACCTCATTCACCATAAAAGCACTCGACGAGGAGGCGGTCACCGACCTCATCACCGTCGGGCTTTCATACCTGCTCAAGCCCGGCGACAGCATCGCCGACGCCAGCGACACAATTCACCTGGAGGTGTGACGCATGATCGTCAAATCAGCGCCGGGCACGCAATGCCCGAGGGAAGACAACCCGAAGACCTACATCACCGAAACCGAGGCGGTAGAGGTACCCGACACCGCCTACTACCATCGGCTGGTGGACGACGGCTCCCTGGTCCCGGCAAAGCTTTCCAAGAAAACCGGAGGTGACCAGTAATGGCATCCAAAAACATCTTCTTTGACAGCATCCCCAGCAGCATCAGGAAGCCGGGCCGCTACATGGAGTTCAACACCTCTCTCGCGGTTCGCACCCTGCCGGCCAACAAACAGCGCATGCTGATCGTGGCCCAACGTCTGGCCGCCGGCACGGTGGCTGCGCTTGTACCGACCACCGTATTCTCGGACGCCGATGCGGCTCTTTATTTCGGGGCCGGTTCCATGGCGCACCTCATGGTAAGGGCAGCCATTAAGGCGAACCCTTACCTCGATCTGACTGTGTGCGCCCTGGACGATGGCGCCGGTGCTGCTGCCACCAGCACGATCACCATCGCCAACGCCGCGACCGCTGCCGGCTCGCTAAAGCTCTACATCGGGAACCGCTACGTCGAGATTGCCATCGCCAACCAGGATGCGGCCGCGACCGTGGCCACCGCACTCAACGCCGAGATCGGCAAGTACCCCGATTTTCCGGTGACCGCCGGAGTCGTCGGAGCAGTGGTGACCCTGACGGCTCGCAACAAGGGGACCATCGCCAACCAGATCGACGTCAGCGCCGAGGTCACCGCAAAAGGGACCACCGCCACGGTCGTCGCCATGGCCGGCGGCACCGTCGACCCGACGCTCGCCACCGCTCTCGCAAAGGTAGTGCCCGAGCAGTACCACATCATCGCCACGCCCTACAACGCGCAGGCCGACCTGATCACCCTACGCGACCACCTCGCCCTGGTCTCCGGCCCGATGGAGCAGCGGCCGGGGGTTGGCGTCTATGCCATCGACACCGCTCTTGCCACCGCGACCACGCTGGCCACCGCCGTCGACTCCGGCCGGATCGTCGGGGCCTACCTTCGCGGCACCAAGAGCCCGAGCTACGAGATATCCGCCGCCTATGCGGCAGTGCTCGCCTCCGAAGAAGATCCCGCCCGTCCGCTCAACACCCTGGAGCTGACCGGGATCGCCGCGCCTCCGGTCGAGCAGCGCCTCTCCAGGACCGAGCAGGAGAGCTGCCTTGCTAACGGAGTGGCCCCCCTGGAAGTCGGCCCCGGCGAGCGGGTGCAGATCGTGCGCGCCATCACCACCTATCTGCACAACGTGGCAGGCAGCTCCGACATCAGCCTCCTGGATGTCACCACTATCAGGACCCTGGACTACGTCAGGAAGGCCTGTATCGAGCGAATTGCCTTGCGCTTCCCGCGCACCAAGCTCTCCGTGAAGACGCCGCCCAGGGTTCGTGTTGAACTGCTCGACGTGCTGCAGAAGCTGGAGCAGCTGGAAATCGTGGAAGCTGTAGCGGACAACGCAGCCGGCCTGATCGTAGAGCGCGACGACCAGGACCCGAACCGGGTTAACGCGAAGATCCCGACCGATGTGGTCAACGGGCTGCACGTCTTCGCCGGCAGGATCGACCTGCTGCTTTAACACGCATTTAACGGAGGTTTAAACAATGGCTGTATCCAGAGTCAGATTGGTCATAGACGGTGAGGAAGAGACCCGCTTTAAAGCGATCGAGGAGAGCGACGAGGAGCTGGCGAAACGCATAAAGCTCATGCACGGCAGTGAGGCAATGGCGGTTCCGCCTGAGTACGGGGTGAAACTCACCTACGTGATCCCGGACGGGGATGACGGCGAGGAGCGTGACTTCAGGGGGATCAAAAACGGCACCCTTATCCTGGAGTACCCGAGCGGACGCATGACCGTCTATACCGGCGTCTCCACGCTTAAGATCGGCGGTGCTAAATTCGACGGCGACAACGAAGCTGTCAGGGAAATCGAGCTGATGGCAACGGGGAGGAACTAGCCAATGGAGCAGGCCGGCAAATTCCCGGAAGGGATCATCGTGGACGGTGTCTGCCACTGCGATTTCACCCTGGTGGAGAAAACCTTCCGTACCACCCTGGAAGTCAGCAACGATCCGACCATCGACCGCAAGCTGATGGATGACAACGCCTACTACGACGCATGCCTCTATGCCAAGCGCCTGAAGGTCAAGGGGCTTGACAAGCTCACGCCGGAACAGGTCCTCGACCTTTCCGGGCCGGACTCCGACGAGCTGATCCTCGCCGAGGTCACCCTGGAGAAGAGGCGGCAGGCCTTTCGAGACGCGGCACAAGCCGCATCGAAAGACCCTGGTAGCCCTGCTTAAACTCGGCGTCCCCTGGTGGGACGCCGTGGACATGCCCGAGCGCGAAGGCGAAGCGCTCCTGGTCGCGTTCGATGAGATCGTGAACCCCAAAAAGCCCAAGAAGCAGAAGGTCCTTAATAGGTGATGCATGGCTGACATGAAGCTGTTCCTGCAAATACTGGCCAACGCCAGCGGCTTGAAGCGCGAGATGAGCGACTCGGGCAATGCCGTGAGCCGCTTCACCTCCGGGGCCAAGCGCGAGTTTGACTCGTTGCGTGGCGCCATGGGCTCTGTCCAGGGCAAGGTCGCGGGTATCGGGCTCTCCATTGGCGCCATGCAGCAGCTCTCCCAGTCGGCCCGGCTCGACAAGGGGCTCACGCAGGTTGGGCAGACGGCAGGGGAAGGTCAGCAAATGGTCAAGGGACTTCGCAAGGAGTTCTTTGCCATGAGCAAGGAGACTGGCCAGCAGGTCGAAGGGCTCAAGGATGGCTTCGATTCCTTGATTCAGTCGGGTCAGTCCTGGAAGGCCGCGCTGGAGTCGACCAAGGGCATCAACATAGCGTCCGCGGTTACCGGAGCACAGGGCAGGACCCTAGCCGGCGGGCTTACCGTTGGTGCAACCGCCTTCAACATCGACCTTGAGAAGCCGGGCAAGGCGCTGGCGCAATTGGATAAAATGACGGTCGCCGGCCGGCTTGGCAACGCCGAGCTGGAAAACCTGAGCGATATCTTCGCAAGGGTGGGCGTAAACGCCGCTTCCGCCGGAATGGGCTATGACAAGACCCTCGCCTTTATCGAAGGGCTTTCCATGGTGGAGCGTCAGCCTGAGCGCCTGGCTACTCTGGCTGACTCCACTTTGCGGCTGTTCACCAACCTGCGCTACATGGCCGAGGCTCAGAAGGGCACCGGCGTTAAATTCTTTGACGCCAAGGGCGCCCGGCGCGATGCGGTCGATGTGCTGCAGGACATCAAGAAGAAGTGGGACAAGCTCAAGACCGACAAGGCCCGTGCGATCTTCATCCAACAGGCCTTTGGCAAGGCCGACCTCGACACCATCAAGGGGATGAAGACGCTGCTCTCCGGCGATGCGCTCTCCAAGATCCGCGACTTCACCAGGCAGATCGGCGCTGCCGGCGGCACCCTGCAGAACGATCTCCCCTCCGCCATCAGCAACGCAGTGGATCAGACTGGCCGTCTCAAGGCGGCCCTCAGGGAGGCGTCTGATGGGTTCGTCCAGCCGATCAACGAAGTCATCGCCGACTTCATCAAGTTCAGCATGGACAAGAAGGCCAATGGCGGCCTGGAGCTGACAGGGAAGGACATGGCAATCGGCGGCGGCGCACTCGCCCTGGGCACGTTTCTGACGGCGCGCTACGGCAGCAAGGCAATCGGTGCCGTAGCAGGCAGGCTCTTGGCTAAGGGCAGCAGTACTGCCATTGGTGTCGCTGAAGGAAAGGCTCTTGAAGCCGCCGCCGGAGTCGCCCCTGTCTTTGTCACCAACTGGCCTGCGGGAGGACTACCCGGCGGCGCTCCGCAGTTGCCGGCCGGGGCACCTGGAGTAGGCGCAGGTGTAGGTAAGTATCTCGGTCCGCTTGCCGTTTATTCGGTTCCCACGGCGGTGGTAGCGGCGCCCTTCATCTCCAAGCTGATCAGTGACAGCAGCAGGGAAAACGGCTGGGGCAGCCAAACCTTTGGCCGGGGCTCAAGAGAGTACGAGGTGATGGGGATCGGGGGCGGTAAGAGCGGCGTGAAGAATGACATCAAGATCGACGTCCATTTCGACGAGCTGGGCCGCGCCATCACCAGGGTCAACAGCATGAACACCAGGACCGACGTCAAGGCCCTCAACCGTGGCAGCCTCTGGGATGCCCTGATGACTACCGAGGGGATGTAATGCAAGAGCTCTATCCGGCACAACTTGACGGCATTGCCCTTGAGATCGAAACCCTCGACGACACCTTTGAGAAGGCAGTCGCCAAGCACGAGATACCCAACAAGGACGGTGCGCTCCTGGAGGACATGGGCCAGAAAGCCAGGACTGTCAATATCCGCTGTTACTTCTGGGATCACGGCGACCACCAGACCTATGCCGACCATGTGAAGCTGGTCAACCATCTTGCCAACCAGGTGCTCTCCGAACTGGTGCATCCGGTGTACGGCAGCATGAACGGCATGGCCGAGCGGGTGACGGTCCGGCACGATGACCGCGAGATGATGGCGGAGGTCGACATCTCCTTTGTCGAAAACCTGCGCGGCACCATCGAAGACATCGAGTATGAGGACGTGGAAGCTGCCACCGAGGAGGCTTTCCTCGACGGTCAGGATGAGCAGCAAAACGAAGCGGCCGAGGACTTTGCCGGCGAACTGGACGTCACCATGGACCTCGACCCGAACCTGACCATTTTGGAGCAGGTGAAGGGCGCTACAGCGGCGGCCCGCGAGATGGCTAGGGAGATCGACGGGTACATCGGCTTGGCAACCGGCATTGCGGGCGAGGTGATTCAGACCGCCAGCTCGGTGGTAGCGACGGTGAATTACGCGGTCAACCTCCCCGGCCGGGTGGTCGGTGTCATTGCCCGAGTGGTGGAGGCCGTAGCGCAGGCCTACCAGGCGATCAAGAACTTTCCCGCCCGGTTCATGAACAGCCTGAAACTCGCGTTCAAGAACCTGATCAACAAGTTCAAGCTGTTCTCCAGCAGTAGATCCAAGCAGGGAGAGAAGGCCCGCGCCATCTTCATCAAGCACCTCCAGATTGCCTGCGCCCAGCGCATGTCTCTGGAAGCCGCCTACGTCTACAACGCCGATGAGCGCAAGCGCCAGCAGGTTCGGCGCTCGGAAAAGGTGACGAGCTTTGACACCAACGGCCGCTATGTCGGGTCCGCCGCAACTGAGCCGGTGCTTAACGTGCGCGAGTTGGAGTCGTCGCTGGCCGATACCCGCGAGCTGATCCAGGAAGCGGTGGATCAGGCGAGGGGTATGCAGAGCCTGAAAACGATGGCGCGAAGCCTCCTGGAGCACGTCAACACCGTGAAGCTGGAGCGCGACCGGATCGTCACCATCGTCCTGGACAATACCATGCCGCTGCACCTGGTCTGCCTCAAGTACGGGTTGCCCTACAACATGTCCGACCGGCTGCTGAGCATCAACGAGGGCATCAAAAACCCTAGCTTCACCTCGGGGGAGATCCAGATTTATGTCTGACCAGGTCGCCCTGCAGATAGCCGGCCGGCGCATCGAGAACTTTCTCTCCTACGAGGTCGAGGCGGATCTCTACCAGGCCGCCGACAAGTTCACCCTAGAGCTGGCCAAGCCGGAAACCCGGATTACACGCGGCGACCGTTGCGAGCTGTACGTGAATGGCGTCCTGGAGCTGACCGGGGTCGTCGACGTCACCCGCAAGGGATGGACCAAAGACGGGAGCACCCTGGTAGTCGAAGGCCGCGACCTCATGGGGCTGGTAGTGGACAGCTACGCCGAGAAGTTCATCACGGTGCAAGGCAAGACGGTCAAGCAGCTCGCCAAGATGCTTCTGGCGACGGTGCCATACATCAGCCGAAAGCAGATCGTCTACCAGGAGAACGTGGTCGGCAAGCTCAAGGGGAAGAAAAAGACCGCCGACAACCCGCTTACCGCCTTCCTGGATACGCCGCAGAAGCTCTCCATGATCGAGCCGGGGATGACCGTTTTTGAGGTGCTCTCCATCTATGCTGCCAGCCGTGGGCTCATGCTCTTTTCCATGCCGGATGGCACGCTGGTATTTGGCAGGCCGAAGGCCAAGGGCGAGCCGGCCTTCACCATCACCAACAGGATCGACGGCCAGGGGAACAACGTCGAGTCCGGTGATGAGGTGGACGACATTTCTCGGCGCTACTCGAAGATCACGGTGGTGAGTCAGGTCCAAGGGCATGACGACATGGGACTAGATGCGGGCAAGGTGAACGTCAGATCAAAGCCGGTCGTCGATGCGGACTTTCCCTTCTACAAGCCGTTTGTCACCAAGATCAACAACGACAGCCAGACGCCCAACCTGCACGCTCGCTTGCTAATGGAGAAGCAGCGGCACGAAGGTTTCCAGCTCTCGTACACGGCGTCGGGCCACAGCCAGAACGGCCAGAACTTCAAGATTAACGAGCTGGTCAGGGTAAAAGATGAACGCCTCGACAAGGACGGTATTTACCTGCTGTTTGGTCGGACCTTCAAGCGCAGCAAGCAAGGGTCCACGACTCTGCTGAAGCTCGGCCCGCCGGGCCTGGTGGCCGTATGATCCGGGGCATAGTCAAGAGTGTGATGCAGGGTGTGATTCAGCGCGTGTCCGCGTCGGTCTGGGGTGACGGTGCCATCGACAACCGCGAACTGTTTCAGCACTACGGGTTCACCAGCCGGCCTCTTGCTGGCTCCGAGGTCATCTTCATCCGGCAGGGGAACCACTTCATTGCCATCGCCTCCGACGACCGCCGCTACCGGATCGGCCTGGAGGAGGGAGAACTCGCCATCTACGACGACCAGGGGCAAAAGGTTCATTTGAAGCGGGAAGGCATCATCGAGGTGGTGGCGACCGAGAAGCTGATCGCGAGCTGCAAGGAGGCCGAGATTTTCGCGTCAACCAGCGCCACCATTACCACCCCGCAGCTGACCGTGGTAGCCAGCACCAAGGTGACCATGGATACGCCGCTCCTGGAGCTGACCGGAGATCTTACTGTAGCCGGGGCGGCTCAGGTGGCGGGCGCTCTTTCTTCCGCAACCTCGGTCGCCGATCCGAACGGGACCATGCAGGAGATGCGCGGCGTTTTCAACGAGCACGACCATGTAGAGCACGGTACCGGTGGCGGTATGACCGACCCGCCGAACCAGGAGATGTAATGGATTTCGCCATCGCAATGAAGAGCGGCACTGCCGACATGACCTTCGACAAGAGCCGGGACATCTTCAACAACATCTACCTGAGCCTGTCGATCAAGCAGGGCAGCTGGTGGTTGGATCCGTCCTTCGGCTTGAAAGACCGGGGGCGCCTGAAGAACACCGAGGCAACAGCACGCCTGGTCAAGGGCGACTGCGAGCAGGCGCTGCAGTGGATCATTGATAACGGCCGGGCAAAAACCATCGAGGTCTCGACCGAGCGGGATCGTAGCCAGGACTTGAACCGGTTGAAGATGCTGGTCCTAGCAACCCAGGCAGACGGAAGAACCGTCACCTTTGAAAAATTCATGGAGGTGGTGTGAACCCTTTCGAGAAGACATTTGACGAGCTGTTCAACGCCATTTTAACGGACTTCAAAAACCAGTTCCCGGAGGCCGATTCCTCGAAAGGCTCGCTGATTTTCATCAGGAGTGCGGCTCTCGCCTCCTCGCTCTGGGGCCTCTACAAGTACCAGGGGTGGATTGCCCGTCAGGCCTTCCCGGATACCGCCGACGTCGAGGCCTTGGAGCATCACGCCTGGGTGCGCGGCATCAACCGTAGGACCGGTGAAAGCGACGCCGATCTCCTTGCCCGGCTCCTTGACTACATCCGTAGACCGCCAGCGGGTGGCAACAAGTACGACTACGTCAAGTGGGCGCTGTCGATCACCAACGTAAAGTCGGCCTACTGCATCCCGCTGGCACAAGGCCCCGGCTCGGTCGACTTGGTGATTGTGGCTGATATCTCGACCGGGAGCGAAGTACCGAGCGCTGATCTCATTGCCGAGGTCCGCGCCTACGTCGAGGACCAGCGGCCGGTAACCGCCAAATACCTGCGCGTTTTGGCGCCGGAGATCCTGCCCCAGGACGTGATCATGACAGGATCGGGGCCGAACTATAACGCGGTTCAGGCCGCCCTTGATGTCGCGAGCTACCTCAGCGGATTTGCACCTGGTCAGCCGCTGTATCGCAGCCAGCTTGGCAACATCGCTATTCTCAACGGAGCAGAGGACTACGTTGTGGCCAGTCCGGCAGTAAACGTAGTCCCGGCGACCATGCAGACCATCCGGCCCGGAGCCATCAATGTCACATAAGGACGCTCTCAAGCTGTTGATCCCGGTTGACCTAGGGGCGACCCATGAGCTGGATATCGCAACTGAAGGCGCGCTTATGGACCGAGCAGGCGACCGTGCCGAGATCCTGCTGACCGAGCAGTTTCCCGATGGCGCCTATGAGCTGCTGGAGTCGTGGGAGCGCAACTACGGCACGGCACCTTTCTTTGACGACTCGCTGCAGATGCGGAAGGCGCGTGTCAAACAAAAGATGAGCGAGCTTGGCCGGCTGGACCGCAACTACTTCATCCAGCTTGGGGCCGCTCTGGGATATGACGTCGTCATCGAGGAGCTGCACCCGTTCATGGTCGGCTGGAGCGGGGCGGGTGATGAGGTAGGAGATGACGGGTCCGACTGGTGCTGGCGGGTCTACTACTCTGAGGGTGGGGCCAACGTGTTTCGTGCAGGAGAAGGTGCTGCCGGTGAGTATCTGAGCTATTCCTTTGCCGACACCATGCGGCAAATTTTCGAGGACCTTAAACCGGCCGACACGTTTGTTGAGCTGATAGAGGCATAAGGGGGCTAGATGGAAAGGATAGATTCAGTTGACGGGCTTTTCCATGAAGGAAATTCGGCTGCGGGGCAAAAAGGGACCAAGGTGACAGCCGTATGGCTCAACGCCTTACAGGAGGAGGTTATCAGCAGGGGTGGGAGCATTCTGACTTCCGACGTTGAGGCCGCGCTGGATGAGACGCATGGGATACTTTTTGCCAATCCGGCGGAAGGGATAACCGTGCGCTACCACATCCCCGCCTATGCAACGGTCGGTGCTTTGAAGAGGTTCAAGGTCAAGAACATCGGACAAGGCACAGCTGAGATAGATGCCAGCGATGCTAAAACCATCGACGGCGATTTGGTCCTGACCCTCGCGCCCGGAGACCGCTGCGAGATCGTTAAAGACGGCACCAACTGGCAGACCATTTAGGAGAGTAAATTATGATGAAAGCATTATCGGCCCTGTTTTTCTTGTTGCTTTTCGCGCTACCTGTTCACGCAGCGCCCACTTCAACCAGCGGCCCGTGGGGCGTTGACGCTTCCGGCTTCAAGAACCTGTCGACCTGCCTCGCCTCTCCGCTCACCTCCGGTAAGACCGTGACGGTGAGTACTGTCATGCCGATAAATAACAAAACCGTCTCCGGCCGCCGTATTCATGTCGTCTTCGGCGGGCGCATCGACGTTGCTACAGGGAAACAACTTTCCTTCGTCAGTTCGTCAGTGGACGCCGGGTCCTACCAGATTTTTGGAGGGGCCGGGACGGTCACCGGCCTGACTTCTGCGTACCCCCAGTGGTGGGGGGACTCGTCAGACGCCGCGCGAGGAGCCGCTTTACTGAAAGCAGTCAACATGATGAAGGCTCAAGGCTACGGTAAGATCAGTGTGCCCATTGGCAACTACGATATCGGGACCAGCAGCATCACCCTGCTTGGCACCATGATCCTGGAGGGGAACGGGCGCGCCAATGAGATGTACAACGCGAGCGGCAGCAGGATAATCTATTCCGGGAGCGGGGCGGCCATCGATATCAACGACGGATCGGGGACCACTACCCAAGGCGTAGTGGTTAGGAACCTCACCCTGGACGGGAATAACCTCGGGCACGTCGGTATAAAACTTGGCAGTGCCACCGGCACCTTGAAGACAGGCAATGCTTTGATAGAAAACAACTTCATCCAGAAATTCACGACTTCGGGACTTTCGGTTGTTCTTTCTGCTGGCAGCAAAATCCACAAAAACGAGTTTTTTCAAAACCAGGTGGGGGCAATCGTAGAAAGGACTCCGCTGCTGAATACCACAACCTCTTTCGACGCTAACCGGTTCGACATGAACGTAGAACAGGGGCTCATCGTAAAAGGCGGTGACAGTATCAGCAGCACCAACGACATATTCGAGCTGAACGGCAAGGAGGGGGTTTTAGTCGAAAAGGCGCTCAGCTCTGAGCTGATTAATTTCAGCATGATCAATCCGTGGCTTGAGGCTAACAACAATGGCAGATCCGGGTCCGGCTATTACCAGCTGGTAGCTACAAGCTTGGATTCGTCAGTGATAGAGGCTATGACAATTCTGAATCCTCATTTCGACAATGCCGGTTCCGGGAACAAGCATATCTATCTCAGAGACGGGAATTTCGACATCAGGAATCCGTTCCCCACGTCTCCGCTGTACACCTCTCCGTATGGAGTTATCGCCGACTCGGTTTCCAGCACGATAGTCAGCCTGTCCGGCAAGGCATTCGATCCTGCCGGGTGGTCGTGTGGCTCCGCCGCCACAACCAAGCTGTTTGCCCAGGCCTATGGCATCAACGGCGGGGTGAAGTACTACGTAAACTATTCGGGTACTGTCTCCGAGATTTTTGCCATCGACAAATTCGGGGTTCGTTTTGGCGGGGCAGGGGCTTACTTAAAAAAGCATCTCGTGGGTACTACTACGAAGGACTGGGGCGCGCTCGCCGATGGTGCTTTTGCATCGACGACCGTAACCGTGACTGGCGCAGTTCCTGGGGAAGGTGTTGCTATAGCTAACGCTGGTTACCAGCTGCCGGCAGGCGTGCTTGTATCCGCTAACGTGACCGCTAACGATACCGTGACTGTGACCGTCTACAACAAGCGTGGTACTCCGCTTGGCGCTTATGGTGCAATGACAGTGACCGCTGAAGTGTTCGTCGACAACTAAGAGTACTGATTAAGAGAAGCGACCGGGCCGTGTTGGAGCACGGCCCAGCCATCCAACCCACAGATGTGCCCTGTGAGCCAGACCGAGGCTTCTCACCCTGATCAGAGCGGGGGGAGCCTACCACATCCAACCCCGAAAATACAAGGAGTGGCTCACGATGTTTCAACCCGTAATACCCTGGATCGGCGGCAAGCGCAGGCTTGCCAAAGAGATTCTTCCGATGTTCCCGAAACATACCTGCTACTGCGAACCGTTTTGCGGTGGCGCGGCGCTGTTCTTTCTGAAGGAGCCTTCGAAGGTCGAGGTGCTCAACGATTTCAGCAGTGAGTTGGTAGCGCTCTACCGGGTGCTGCAGCACCACCTGGAGGAGTTCATCCGGCAGTACAAGTGGGCGCTGGTCTCCCGGCAGATGTTCGAGTGGATGACCGATACGCCGCCTACCACCTTGACCGAGATCCAGCGGGCCGCGAGGTTCTTCTACCTGCAGAAGATGGCCTTCGGCGGCAAGGTTGCCCGGCGCACCTTCGGCACCGCGACCGCCAGCCCGCCCCGACTCAACCTGACCAGGATCGAGGAAGATCTGAGCCAAGCCCACATGCGGCTGGCCCGCTGCTACATCGAGAACCTTGACTGGGAAAAATGCATAGGTAAGTACGACCGTCCAGGCACCCTGTTCTTTCTCGATCCGCCCTACTGGAAGGTCGAGGGCTACGGCGTCCCCTTCGGCATCGAGCAGTACCAGCGGATGGCCGAGCTGATGCGGACCATGAAAGGCAAGGCCATCCTCACCATCAACAACCATCCGGTCATGAAGGAAGTCTTCGCCGGCTTTGATACGAGGGAGGTGGAGATCAGCTACACGGTGGGCGGAGGAGGGAAAAGCAATAAGAGCCGTGAGATGGTCATAAAGACGTGGGCCTAA